AACGTATATACCGTGATAAGTGGGAATACTATGGTGGTAAAGCCGATGCTAAGATTTATATTAGTAAACCCTTTGACATTAAAGTTTTAAAGACAGATTTGAGTGTTTACATTACATCTGATCAAGACGTAATAGATGCAGAAAATAAAATTGGTTATCTAGAGACAGTTGTTGATTATATCAAGGGGGTTATTAAATCAGTTGATAATCGTGGTTGGGATATTAAAAATGCAATAGAATGGAAAAAATTTGAAGCTGGAGTAACTTACTAATGAGATACAATCAATTATTCGCGCAGTGTAAGATACCATCAAATTTAATTGAAGATACTTTGTCCTTTATTGATTTAGATAAAATGAAAGAAGCTACAACCGTAGCCACTGGAAAAGTTACGGAGGATGGAAAGTTATCAGATTCTAGAAATGCTAATGTAACTTTTATTAATGATAATACTATTATGAAGAGGTGGTTAACTGTAGCCAAAACAATCAATAAAGATTTAGGTTGGGATTTTGAACTCGATGCCATAGAACAAATACAATATGGCGAATATAATGAGGATCAATACTATGGTTGGCATATAGATCAACATACAGCTGTATATGGAGATGGTAGGGTTCGTAAGTGCAGTTTTTCTGTTTTTCTTAATGATGATTATGAGGGGGGTGAATTTGATTTAGAAACTGGTTCACCAAAGCAAGAAAACAGACTTCAAACCTTTGCAAAGTTACCAGTAAATCAAATGATTTTTTTCCAATCTGATTTTTGGCATCAAGTAAGACCAGTAACAAAGGGTGTAAGAAAATCTTTAGTGGGTTGGGTACTTGGCCCCAAGTATAAATGAAAATATCAAAAGTTAATGAAGTATACCTAACATTAGAAGTAGATGACAGTTTAGAAAGAGAACTTTCTGATTATTTTACTTTTGAAGTGCCTGGTGCTAAATTTATGCCTCAATATCGCAATAGGATATGGGATGGCAAAATACGTTTGTTTTCACCACAAAACGGTAGAATATATGTAGGGCTTCTTCCATATGTTAAAGAGTTTTGTTTAAAAAACTCAATTGAATATGTAATGGAAGAGGGAGTGGAAAATGATAGAAATGTTTTACGTTCCAGCGTTGAAGATTTTGCATTATCGTTAAAACCCAAATCAAGAGGAAAATCTATTGAAATTCGTGATTATCAGTTGGATGCAATACACCATGCAATATCCACAAACCGCTCACTTTTATTATCTCCTACCGCTTCTGGTAAGTCATTAATAATATACACATTAGTTCGTTACTACCATATGATGGGATTAAAAACTTTAATCCTTGTTCCTACAACATCACTGGTTGAACAGATGTATTCAGACTTTATTGATTACGGTTGGAAAGATGAATACATTCATAGAGTGTACGCTGGTATGGACAAGGGTTCTAAAAAACCAGTTGTAATATCTACATGGCAGTCAATATATAAACTTCACACTCCATACTTTTCACAATACGGTTGTATAATTGGTGATGAAGCTCATCTATTCAAAGCCAAATCTTTGACAGACATAATGGTAAAGTCCAGAGATGTAAAGTATAGATTTGGACTAACAGGCACACTTGATGGTACACAGACACACCGTTTAGTGTTAGAAGGATTATTTGGAAAAGTAAGGAAAATTATCACAAGTAAGGAATTAATGGATAATAATACTTTAGCTCAACTAAAGATTAATTCTATTGTTTTGCAGCATAAAGAAGAAGATGCTAAAAGAGTAAAAAATTATACATATGCAGAAGAAATTAATTATATTGTATCTCATCCTAAGAGAAATATTTTTATTAAAAACCTATGTGAAAATTTAAATGGAAACACTTTATGTTTATTTCAACTGGTTGACAAACATGGTGTTTTACTGTATAATGAAATTAAAAAGTTTGACAGGAAAGTATTTTTTGTATATGGTAAAACTGATACACAAACTAGAGAAGACATTCGTGCTATAACTGAAAATGAAAAGAATGCTATAATTGTAGCCTCATATGGTACATTTTCTACAGGAATAAATATTCGTAATATACACAATATTGTTTTTGCCAGTCCATCTAAAAGTAGAATAAGAGTATTGCAAAGTATAGGTAGAGGGTTAAGACAAAGTAAAGATAAAGACTTTGTAAAATTATTTGACATAGCTGATGATATTACATACAAAACTAGAAGAAATTTTACATTAAGACACTTTTATGAACGAATAAATATATACAAAGAGGAACAGTTTGATTACAAGATTGATAAAGTAATTTTATGAATGTTAAACAAATTAAAATTTTAAAGAGAAACAAAAATGAATTATCAAGTTATTAAGTTATCAAATGGTGAAGACATTATATGTAATGTTGAAGAGCTTGAGTCTGGTAAATTTAAAATAACTTCACCATTAAAAATGTGCACACAAAGTAAAATAACTGAAAGGGGTGTAATTGAATCTCTAGGATTGTCTAGATGGGTTCAAGTATATTCTGATCAACCATATTATAATATAGAAAAAAACTCTGTAGTTATTATGACTCCAGCATCTGAAGGCTTGGGTCGTTACTACGAGCACGTTTTAAAAAGTATGGAACAAGCCGAAGTTAATGGCCCAACAGATGAAGAGTTAAACTCTATAGAAGAAGAAGAATATCTAGATGAAATGGATGATGTAGAATTTCTAGCCCAATGGGAAGTAAAGAATAAAGTTTATCATTAATTTGAAGAGCTTATAAGAGCTATTATACACAAACCCTATAGGGTTGTCAAGGGCAAAATTAATTTAATTTGCACAATATTGCTCTTGACATTACTACCATATTAGTGTAGTATGATAGGAATAAGTAAAAGGATAGATTATGGCCAAAAAACCAAGTGTCCATTATGTGGATAACAAGAAGTTTCTTCAGGCAATGAAGGATTGGAAAGAAGAGGTTCGTGAAGCTGAAGAAGCAGGTGATGAGTCTCCACGAATTACCAACTATATTGGTGAGTGTTTCTTAAAGATTGCAAATGGTTTGTCTTACAGACCAAACTTTATTAATTACACATACAAACAAGAAATGATTTCTGACGGTATAGAAAACTGTTTACAATATATAAAAAACTTTAATCCAGAAAAATCTAATAATCCTTTTGCGTACTTTACTCAAATAATTTATTATGCATTTATTCGTAGGATTCAAAAAGAAAAAAAACAAGCTCATGTAAAACATCAGTTAATTTCAAAACAAGAATATATTCCTTTTGTTACAAACCCACACGACACTAGACCTTATCAAGTTAGTGGTTTTGATATAAATATAATGGTGCCTGATGAGGCGGTATATAAACCTAAGAAAAAAGAAAATAAAGATAAAAAGGGTGGCCTCGAGAATTTCATGGAGCTGGATGATTGAAGATTGCAATAATTAATGATACACATTTTGGTGCTAGAAACGACAACTCAAATTTTAACGAATACTTTTATAATTTTTTTGACGGAGTATTCTTTCCATATCTACAACAAAATAATATAAAAACTTGTATCCATCTAGGAGACTTGATGGACAGACGTAAGTTTGTTTCATATAAAACAGCCAAAGACTTTCGTGAACGGTTTATTTTACCATTTAAAACTTTAGAAGTAGATTTGCATATTATGATTGGAAATCACGATACGTTTTATAAAAACACTAATGATGTAAATTGCGTAGAAGAACTTCTAGGCGGCCGCCACAAAAATATTAAAATATATCCAGAAGCTGAAGAGGTTGAGTTTGATGGTACTAAGATTTTATTCTTGCCATGGATTAATAGTCAAAATTCAATTTATTCTGAAGGTATGATAGATGAAACAACAGCTGATATTTGTATGGGACATTTAGAGATTGCTGGATTTCAAATGATGAAAGGAATAAAGAATGAGCATGGAATTAGTAAAAGCATATTTCGAAAGTTTGATAGTGTTTTCTCTGGCCATTTCCACACTAAATCTGATGATGGTCAAATATTTTATCTGGGAGCTCCATATGAACTTTATTGGAACGACTGCGATGACAGAAAGGGATTTCATGTATTCGACACAGAAACCAGAGAGTTAGAAAGAGTAGAGAATCCTTACACTATTCATAAAAAAGTATATTACGATGATACACAGAATGATTATACCAAGTTTGACGTAAACAAATTAGCAAATCATTATGTAAAGGTTATTGTGGTAAATAAAAAAGACTTATATCAATTCGATCAATTTATTGATAGAGTGTTAAAGACAGATTGCCATGAGGTAAAAATTATAGAAGATTTTTCCGACTTAGATGCAAATACTGTATCAGATGATATTGTTGAAAATACAGAAGATACAATGACACTTCTCAGTAAATATATTGAGGAGCTTGATACATCTTTAGATAAGGGTAGATTGACTAGTCTACAAAGACAACTTTATACAGAGGCACAAGACTTAGAAATATGATTAATTTTAAATGTGTGAGGTGGAAAAACTTTCTTTCCACAGGTAATCAGTTTACCGAAATTCAATTAGATAAAGAACCTACTACACTCATTGTTGGTGAGAATGGTGCAGGTAAGTCAACTATACTTGATGCTTTATGTTTCAGCCTATTTGGAAAACCATTTCGTAATATTAGTAAAATGCAAATGGTAAATTCAATAAACAATTCTTCTGCAGTTGTTGAGGTTGAGTTTCAAATTGGTACTGTAAAGTATAAGGTTGTGCGTTCTATAAAACCAAATAAATTTGAAATATACCAGAATAGTATCCTAATAAATCAGGAGGCAAATGCTCGTGATTACCAGAAGATTTTAGAACAACAAATTCTTAAATTAAACTATCGTTCTTTTACTCAAGTGGTTATTCTTGGTAGTTCAACATTTGTACCGTTTATGCAGTTAAAAGCTAGACACCGCAGAGAAGTTGTAGAAGAGATTTTAGATATTCAAATATTTTCTACTATGAATTTAATTCTAAAGCAGCGGTTAAAAATTATACTAGATGATATTCGTGAAACTGATTATCAGTATCAACTAGCATCTGAGAAAATCAGCTTTCAAGAAAATCACATAGCAGACTTAAATGATAATAAAGAAAAAATTATCCAACAAAAACAAAAACTTATAGAAACTAATGAAGAAGAGATATTTAAAAGAAGCAAACAACGAAACGAATTAGAAGTTAATATTACAGCATCACTTACGTCTATTGATGATAAGGTAACTATAGATTCAAAAAGTACAAAGCTAAAAGATATTCAATCTACTCTTGTGGAAAAACATAAAACACATTCTTCAATGATTGGATTTTTTGAGAATAATGAGGACTGTCCAACTTGTCAACAACACATTGATGAAATATTTAAGTCTGATATGATTTCACAGAAAAAAACAGAAGCAGATAAAATACAAGTTGGTATGAAAGAACTTAAAACTGAACTTGATAAGGTTTCTTCTAGAAAAAATGAAATCAAAGAAATTACAGATGATATTAGAAACAATCAAGTATCTATGGCCAAAATTGATTCTTCAATAGTAGAACTTGAAAAGTTTAATGTACAACTAGAAACTGAAATTTCACAATTTAAACTTGATGGTAGTACATCATCTGATGTTGATAAACTAAAAGAACTTAAAAATGAAGCAGAACTTTGCAGTAGACAAAGATCAAAATTAAGAGAAGATAAGTTGTATGCTGAAGCTGCAAGAAATATGTTACAGGATACAGGTATTAAGACAAAGATAATTAAACAATATCTACCAATTATGAACAAGTTGATTAATAAGTATCTTACCTCTATGGAGTTCTATGTCAACTTTACTTTGGATGAAAACTTTGAGGAAACAATCAAGTCACGATATCGTGATGAGTTTTCTTATGCATCATTCTCAGAAGGTGAGAAAATGAGAATAGACCTTGCACTACTTTTTACTTGGAGAGCTGTCGCAAAGATGAAAAACTCTACAAATACTAATCTGTTAATACTTGATGAGATATTTGATAGTTCACTTGATGGTACAGGAACAGATGAGTTTCTAAAGATTTTAAATACTCTAAGTGGTGAAAATGTGTTTGTAATTAGTCATAAACAAGATGCACTTGCTGATAAGTTCAGAAGTACAATTAGATTTGAAAAGGTTAAAAACTTTAGTCATGTGGCAGCATAATGGGAAAACGTAG